GATCTTCTCGGACGTCTCGTTGATTTGCTGGGACAGTACGTCGAGCGAACCCTGGATGGTCGTGTCGTCGCACGTATCCTGCACAACGTCGGTGATCCCGATGAAGTCGCCGTACTGGTTGAGCGTCAGGGTGATCGGTGTACGCGACAGCTTGCGGCCACCAGGCTGAACGCCTTCCTGCAACTGCGTGTTCTCCGGTCCGGAGGGCAGCGCGTTGTAGCGGAAGAAGGTCATGACCTTCGTTTCGTGGTTGGGCAGGGAGTCGGCTTGTCCGAAGCGGTCAAGGACGATGGTCGGCATGCCACGTTCCAGCAATTGGCCGGAAATGTAGCCCGCCACTTCTGGCGAGATATCGCCGTATTGGGTTTGGGTAGTCATTTTGGATTCCTCAGAGAGTTGGTTGAAACAAAAGGGGTTCTCCAAGAAAGCGTCCGGTCGTATGCTGCTGTCCGCTGGGCGTCATAGACGTATCGCAGCGGGTCCAGGGAAGCGCGTGGGCATTCTTTCTTCGGGGGCAGACCGAGAGCCGTCGGTCCCAGCGGTGACACGGTGGTGCGGGGTTAAGCTGGTTTCCGGGAGCGGGAAAAACCGCGCTCAAAGCTGGATTCCGGAGATTCGTTGCCGGAAGATCCTGTGATCGCCGGGACAATCGATCCAGTCGAGCGGACGCCGGCCGCGGCATCGAGCGCCGAGGTATCGATCTGTCCGGGGGCTGGTTTCTCAGGCGTGGGGCCTGTGTCGTTCGTCGCCAGCGAGTCCTTGAACTGCTTGAGAACTCTCAGGATGCGCGAGGCGGACCCGCCCTGCAGAACCTTGACGACCCGGCTTTGATCGGCTTGCGGCTGCGACATGACCCATTGCTCAAACTCGGGTGAATTGACGACCTGCTCGAATTCGGGTTCGCCGTCCTCGATGTCGCCTTGGTGCATACCCTGGAATTGTTCAATCACCGCATTGAGCGTGCCTTGCAGGTCGTCGTTGAGTTTCTTCAGCGGACCAATGGCTTCGGAGGCGACCGTTCCCGCGCGCGACTCGGCGATGTAGCCGAAGAGCTTGGCGAAGTCGTCGATGAATTCCTCGCCGAACTCGGTATTGAACTTCTGCGCAATCGCTTTGATGTCGTCCGGCGCGTTGGCCATGATGTCCGACGTCGAGCCGGGGAGCTCTTCGCCTTCAGCGCTGGCGATCTCGGCGTTTTCCTCGGACAGAGTCTCGATCGCTTCTTCTGCGGCTGGTTCAGCACCCTCATTCGGATCAATGGCTGGGCCAGTGGGCTTGGGTTCAGGGGTCGCGCCTTCGGGAGCGCCAGTCACCGCCGCCGAGCCATCGGCCTGCGGGGTAGATGAAGCCAAAGCCGCTTCACGCGCCTTGAGCTCGTCCTCGCGCTTTTTGAGACGTCCTTGCCAGGACTTCTCGGATTGCGTCATTTCTGGCATAGCAGTCTCGCCATGCGCAGCGCTGCCCGCCTCAGAACCCGTTCCCGGACCACCATCGCCGCTGTTGGTCGTGTCCGTTGCGCTCTCGGTAGCCGGGCTACCGGTATCGCCAGTCGGTTCAATCACGATGGCCACACCGGTTTCGGGCTTCTTATCGTCAGGGGTCTTGCCTTTGCCGCGAAACCCGGAGGCGAAGCGGTCTTGAGTGCTCTTGTCCATCTGGGCTCTCCCAAATAAAAAAGCCAGGGATTGCCTGGCTTGATGGTCTGCGGAATGCAGGGGTGCTACAGGGTTAAAGAAACGCGATCGAGGTTCTCGTCCGTCAGTGCGGAGCGCAGCAACATCAATTGTTTTCCCGCGTTGCGCAGCGGCTGGATCTCGGCGTCCGGGCAATCTATTAAACGAACCTGGTAGTGCTCGACCATGGCGTCGAGCATGTGCACGAGGATCTTGGTTTGCTCGCTGGCGCGGTATTCACGTACGGCCGCCAGCAGTAACAAGGCGTCTTTCTTTGATTCGTTGGACGTTCGCATGTCAGCCCGGTATCTGCGTGGTTTCGATGCCGGCGTGCTCACCGACCAGCGCCCCGCCTGTCTCCCGCCCTGGAACCTGTTCAGGAGGCACGGACTGCGCCTGTTCATCTGTCGGCGGTTGTGGAATAGCTGGGCTAGCTGGGCTAGCTTGTGTTGGGTCGCCAGTTGTTGGCGCCGGCAAGGCCGTTGCGGGGATGCCCGCCATCGCGTCGGTTTCCATTCCTGCAGGCGGTGCCGGTTGATCGGGTTGCCCCGCCCACTCGAGAATCTTGTCACCACCGGCGGCGGCTGCCGGGTTGGTCGCGGCTACGCCTCCACCCTGCATCGACGAGTACGCAGCATCGGCGCGCTTGTTGAGCGTGTTGGCGTTGATCTCGGCGATCTGCGCACCGAGCTTGGCGACGTTCTTCTCCAGATTGAGTACCTGAAGCTCCTGTGTCTTCCTGGCGAGCTCTGCTTGATGCTTGGCATCGTCGGTGTTCTGTTCTTCCTCGACCTCGTCCTCGGACTTGATGATGCCGACCAGTTCATTGGCCTGTGCGCGCTGCTCGGCGAACTTCTGCCACTTGATGAACGGCCGTTCTTCCGGTGCCGCTGTCGTCGCGTACTGGCTGAGTTGCTGGCTGCGCACTTCTTTCGCTACCAGTGACGAAGAGCCAAGCGCCTCGACGTCGAAGTCACCGTGAATCGACGTATCCGGGTTGAACTGCATGTTCCAGGTGTACATGCCGGTGATGAACGGCTTGGTGATCCCTTCATCCCAGCCGCCGACCTGATCCTTCAGCGCGATCGCCGACTGCCCTAGAATCATCGACATCCCCATACCGGTTGCCGCTGCGCCGTTGGTGGGATTGACGCCGGTATCCATGAACTTCGGAATCGCCGTTGTTTCGTCGGCTGATGCGTCGAAGTCCTGCGCAATCTGACGCAGTTCAGTGATGTGCGAGTCAATGTTGATCGCGCGGATCGCCGGATATTGCGGATCACCTTTGACGCGTGCCCAGACCTTGAACGGGTAGATCTCGGTGATATTCTCATTCGGGCTCAACAAATCGACAAAAGCCTCGATCTGCGGACCGGCGGTAATCGCCGCATTGTCCAGGGTCGCACGGGTCGCGGCGTTGAGCATGTCCTGATCGCCGCGCATGATCGTCGAGATACCCTCACCGAAGATGCTCGTCTCGTCCTTGTCGAAGTAGTACAGGTGGTAGGGCCAGTCCTGCCCCTCCATCGGCTGCAAGACCGCCTTGATCGGCTCGCCGTTCGGAAACATCAGCACGTTGCCGAAATAGATGTCGTCGTCTGAGGTCGGGAGCTTTACACCACAGTCTTTCAACTCGTCACGCCCTAGCCAACCCCAGCGCTCCAGGAGCTCGTATTGACCGGTGCTCTGGAAATTGGTGTTCTTGGTGTCGCCCATGGTCTGCAAGGTCTGCTCGAAGTTCTTGCGATTGACCAAGCCCTGCGGCAACGAGGCGACGTACTGCCGGATTCGCGGACCATCGACAGCATGGCTCTTGGCCAGCAGCAGCAGTCCCTGCTTGCTCATTAGGTGGCGTTCCCAGTTCGCGCGCGCCTGTTCGAGCTCGGTTACCGCCATATCCGGATACCAACGCCACACCGGACAAAAGTCGATGAAGGGCTTGAATTCCTCTTGCCGCGACATGACGAACTTCTTTTCGGTCGCCGAGAAGATATAACGGACACGGGATAACCGACGTTCGACCAACGGACCTTTGAGGATGCCCGTGCCGTACAGGTTGCCGCTGTGCAGCACCTGGCGCGCAATGCGCCGATAGCGGCCATCGACCAGTTGATCATCGATCGTGCTACCCATACGCTCGGCGGCCTTGCCGACGAATGCGCGAATCGCTTCGCGGATCTTATTCTCGGACGGCTCCTGCAGGCCTTGAATGATGCGCGCCTCGTCCTCTTCGGAGATCGTCGGCTCGGGAGTGGACTTCATGCGGTAGTTGCGCTCGGCACTCGCCGGGAACAGGAGATCGAACATCCGACTGTCAACGGCGCGGATCTTTGAACGCGTCTTGCGTTTGAAGGCCCTGCTGCGATTCTTGAGCGCTTCGGCAACTTTTGGCTCGTAGATCCCGAGGAACTGCCGTAGATCCATGAGCCAACGATTCTCAACCGGCTCGCGATCGGCAGCAAAGCGAGTGAATTCACCGAGAAGATTGGTGGACAGTGGCTGCAAGCGTGCTACCGGCGTGCCGCCCTGCTTGGCCGTCAGCGCCATGCTGCCCTTGGTCTGAGCGAAGCGTGCCGCCTCGTCGTCTTGCGGCGTCGGTTGCATAACGGCGTTCATCAGTACCCTGCTCCGCTCGCCGGCTTGTGCCCGGCATAGCCGCGCTTCAAGCCACCAGCCGCGCTATCCGCACCAAACGACAGGACGAACGCGTCCCAGCGGTCAGGCGAACAGCCGTTTATCTTCTTGTATTCCTTCTTGCTTTGCATAAGAAGTAGCCCCGATTTGTAGGTGTACTTGATGGCGCCGCCCTGGGTGCGCAGTTCTGCGCAATCGACCATCGACACTGGCGGTTCTTCGAGATATTCCTTGGCTTTGCGGTGCAGGTACGCCCGCACGTTGTAGTTCTGCCCATCATCCAGCGTCGCGCCCGTGTGCAGGCCGACGGTCACATCGCGATACCGACCGAGTCGCAACTGGTCATAGCAACTGGCGCCCGGGCCATCCAACTCGATCACGATGGCCACCACCGGTTGTCCAGACTTCGCCAGCAGGTCCGCCTGTTGCTCGCACAACCAAGCCAGCTGTGGTCCATCCATCTTGCTGCGCACAACCTGCTTGAGATTCAAACGACCTCTACGGCAG